TTTTATTGATTTTTAAAATCAAATTAGTTTGAGACTAACTTCTTTTTACTTTTTATAGTGTGTTGTGTAGAGAGGATGAGAACTACTGATTACCGGTCGAAAGACGGGCAATGGTGGATTCATATAAATCCTAGATCCATATACAAGGATTACATTAATCCTATAAAGAAGTCATGGCCAAACCTCCATTTATCCAATTACCTCACTCTCGCGATCAAAAGTCAAGGGATGAAGCTAACTTCAGTAAACGGGAAGAGCTACAATTTATTTCAGAATTACGACCCCCTAGATCACTTTGCCGCTACTGCGATGAAAGAGTGGAATTATGACATTTATGATTCTTTGAGAGGCTTTAACAAATTAGCAAGACCAGAGCGAATGTATTATACATTGCTTAAGTATTGTAAACCAGTTAATACCAAATCGAAGGCATTCAACAATCCAAAACAACGGAACGCTTACAAAGATGCGCTTGAAGATGTTTACCGTATGTTTAGTCGTGCAGGATCATTTAAACCTATGAACCCCGAAGACATGCTAAAAGGATTACCTACCGGCACATCTGCTGGATATGAATATCTTGGAAAAAAGAAAGAAGATGTTAAACACGAAGCATTTAGATTAGCGAAACAGCGTCGACAATATCTTAGATATGGATACTGGGACATTGTACCTTATAAATTTGCTATGCGTGGACATCTCTCTCCAATTGGCGAAAATAAGTCCAGACCAGTTTGGGTTACACCTTACACTACAGTAATGTTAGAAAACATGATGTTTCGTCCTATATATGATTTTATATTTAGAGATGAATTATTTCAAAATCTGATTTTAACTGGTAAGAAAACCATATCAAGACTGAGGACTTGGCTATCAAAAGATTCCGACATGTGGTATCTCAACACGGATTTTAGTGCATGGGATTCCTTCCGTTCAAAATTTTTACTTCAAGACGTTCTCCAGACAATTAAACGACTATACGTATTTGATGACCCCGTTGATTCTGATCTTTTCGATCGTCTAATGGATGATTACACATCAGGCAGCGTCTGTTTTCCTAATGGAATGATTCTACAACGCGAAGCTGGCATACCGACAGGCACTTTATTAACG